GTCTGGGGTGTTGTTATTATGGTAGCAATACTTGTCGTAATAGTCTCTTGGTATATCTACTATATACTTAGAATGGCATACAAGGAGATGAACGATGGCAGCGATGGAACCACCAAGCAGGAAGAGCTGCTACAACTTTCGAGTAACGGAGATTAATCGTGTTGTTGATGGAGATACTATTGACGTCACCATTGATCTTGGGTTTGATCTATACAAGAAAGAAAGAGTTAGAGTTGCAGGAGTTGATACGCCAGAAAAAAGGACTCGTGACCTCGAAGAAAAAGCGTTGGGTATCGACGCGACTAACTGGATTAAAGAGAAACTTGAGGGGGCACTAAATGGAGATGACGAACTTACTATACGAACTGAACTTAAAGGCGGGGTTGGTAAGTATGGTCGCTTGCTTGGTTGGTTATATGTTGGTGATGAGGAAATATCGCTAAACGAAATGATGATCACCGAAGGATATGCATGGGCATATGATGGTGGAACTAAACAAAAGAACTTCGATGAACTCCGTGAAATTAGACGTAGCTTCGGTACTCTGCTCTGATCTAGCATCGCTAATCAGAACTAAGATATCAAGGTTACCACATTTAGAAGAACTTGTTTCAGACTATGATGAGATACATGACAACAATGTATCCATCTATAATAAGATGTGGAATGCTAGAGGTTTACGGAAGTTACATATAGAAAGAGCAATAACAAGTAAAGGGATTGAGATACTACATTGTGTATTATTTCCAGATCCAGAGTTTCCTATTCCTATCTTTGGATGTGATATAGTAGAGGCAGGTGGTAAAGTGACTGCTGCTATAGTTGATATATCACCAGTATATAATGTAGATTATAGTTTATCTAATCTTAAATATGATTTTGATAAACCTCGTAACTTACCAGAATGGGGTGAGATATTTTCACCATGGTGTAAGTTTGTGAGACTCAATGAGACTGAGTATGATAAGTTTTTATTAATGTGTAGTGATTACCTAGAGGTATTTTGTCACATAGTTAGGACTGCAGAAAGAGAAACTGAATGGCAAAAGACTATGAGAAGGTATGATGATCAGTTATGGTACTGTACATCACAGATGAAAAATAAGAAAACTGAGGCAGTATTATCCCAATGGTTCGACAATTCTTGGGCAACTAAATATATACAGAATGTACTATTTGACAAACCCAAACTATGAGAGAAAAAATGATTAGTGCTCTTCTTGCTCATGCTCAAGGAGATATCCAAAAGCACAAAATGAATGTAGAAGTTTATTTAACCAACCCTGTTGGTATTGGTGAGCACTCTAATGTGATGGAAGCAATCGAGGAAGAGCTCAATATGATTGCTAAGTATGAGGATCAAGTATCTGTTATCAAGAAACATTTTATCATTAAGGATTAATGGCAGTAAAACAAGAACTATATCTTGGTAATCCCAATCTAAAAAAAGCAAACGTTTCTCAAAAGTTTACTAAGAAACAGATTGCTGAGTTCTTGAAGTGCGCTGATAATCCTGTATACTTCATACAAAAGTATATCAAGATTGTATCTCTAGACGAAGGTATCATACCATTTAAGATGTATGATTTTCAAGAGAGCATGGTAGAAAGTTTTCATGCAGAAAGATTTAACATAGCAAAGTTACCTCGTCAGTCTGGTAAATCTACAATCGTTACAGCATATCTACTATGGTATGTACTATTCAATGACAATGTAAATGTCGCAATCCTCGCAAACAAAGCAGCCACTGCAAGAGAGATGTTGGGACGCCTACAGTTATCTTACGAGAATCTTCCTAAATGGTTGCAACAAGGTATACTGGGGTGGAACAAGGGATCCTTGGAGTTGGAGAACGGGAGTAAGATTCTGGCTGCAAGTACTAGTGCTTCTGCTGTTCGCGGTATGTCCTTTAACGTTATTTTTCTGGACGAATTCGCGTTCGTTCCGAATCACATTGCTGATCAGTTTTTCAGTTCTGTGTATCCAACAATTTCATCTGGTAAGAATACTAAAGTTATTATTATATCAACCCCACATGGGATGAACATGTTCTACAAACTGTGGCATGATGCTGAACGTGGACAGAATGAATACGTTCCAACAGAAGTGCATTGGTCACAAGTTCCAGGCAGAGACGAGGTTTGGAAAGAACAAACTATTAAGAACACATCTGAAGCTCAGTTCAAAGTTGAGTTTGAATGTGAGTTCCTAGGATCTGTTGATACACTAATAACTCCAAGTAAACTTAGGACTATGGCATACCATGATCCTATCAAAACAAATAGAGGACTAGCGTTATATAATAATAGAGAAGAGGATCATAACTATATCATAACAGTGGACGTATCTCGTGGCGTGGGTCATGACTATTCCGCATTTGCAGTTATCGATGTATCCTCTGTGCCATATCAAATGGTAGCAAGATATAAGAATAATGAAATCAAACCTATTGTCTTACCTAATCTAATCGTAGATGTAGCAAAGAACTATAATAATGCATACATTTTATGTGAGGTAAATGATATAGGTGGACAGGTTGCAGATATTATACAGTATGATCTAGAGTATGAGAATCTACTTATGGCATCTATGCGTGGTAGAGCAGGACAACAACTAGGTCAAGGATTCTCTGGTAAGAAAACACAACTAGGTATTAAGATGTCAACTGCCACAAAGCAAGTTGGATGTTCTAACCTAAAAGCATTGATAGAAGAAGATAAACTACTTGTACCAGACTATGATACTATTGCAGAACTTACTACATTCATAGCAAAAGGACAATCATTCCAAGCGGAAGATGGATGTAATGATGACCTAGCAATGTGCTTAGTAATATTTGGATGGATGGCAATGCAACCATACTTCAAAGAGATGCATGATAATGATATAAGAGCGCGGATATTTGACGACCAAAGAGACCAAATAGAACAGGATATGGCACCTTTTGGGTTTGTAGATGATGGTCTTGGAGATGAGCAATTCAAAGATGCTCAGGGGGATGTCTGGAAAGTCGCGGAATATGGAGATAAATCTTACATGTGGGAGTTTAGGTAAGGTTTCATTTTTATAAATATCTTATAGACAACCAGAATTTACGGACCTACACAGGAGAAATTTAACATGGCAGCAAATCAATCTAGTCCTGGAGTTGTTGTACAGGAACGAGATCTGACCACTATCACTACCCTTACAACCGCAAACACGGGAGTAATCGCAGCACCTTTTGAACTAGGTCCTGTTGAGGAGATAAAAACTATTGGTACAGAAAGAGAGCTTGTAGCAACATTCGGTGAACCAAATGAGTACAACTATGAATATTGGTATACTGCAGCGCAGTTCCTATCATACGGTGGATTGCTCAAAGCGGTTCGTACAGATAGTTCAGCACTAAAGAATGCAGTTAACACAGGTACTGCAGTAAAGATTAAAAATCTACAAGACTACGAAACAACATACCTAAACGGTTCTAACACATGGAAGTGGGCAGCAAGAACTCCTGGTACTAAAGGAAACTCAATCGGTATCTTCATCACAGACGCAGGTGCTGATCAGATTGCTGTCGTCCCTGCTCCTGGTTCTGGTAACGATCATGAGTTTGTCGCAACAGAAGCACTAAGTGCTACATCTGGTGCTGCAGGTAAGGTCTTTAAGTATAGCGTATTACTAACAGTTGGATCTGTTGTAGGATCATTTGTTCCTGGAACAACAACTACAATCAGTATTGGTGGTTCTGCACAAACAGTTAACGTGTTAGCATACGATGCAGACAACGGTAAGATTGAAATCGGTATACCTTCTGGTGGTGTTACTGGTATCATTGCTGATGGTCAGACTATTACTCAAGGTTCTAACACTGCTGTAATCGGCACATCTGGTATCGAGAGAAGAGTATATATCGTTAAAGATAAAGGAAGTATCGACTTTGCTGCAGCAGATAGCATAACAGATACAAACTCTACTGCTGTTTCAATCAGTTCAGTAAGAGTTGAGTATGATGAAAGAGAGTATCTACCTTCACAGAAGTGGGTAAACGTTGCTCCTAGACCTGGAACTTCATCCTTTGCAACTGCTAATGGTGGATTCAGAGATGAAATGCACATCCTTGTAGTTGACATTGATGGTAAGATCACAGGTAACACAGGAACATTACTTGAGAGATTCATCGCAGTATCAAAAGCATCAGACGGTAAAACATCTGTTGGTGAAGCAAACTATTATGTAGAAGTTGTTCAGCAGAAATCTGAATACATCTACTGGGGTGAGCACGAGACAGGTTTATTTGATGTAGACAGTGCTAGTGGAGTATTCGGTGGAGCATCAACTGTATCCTTCGACCTATTCCTTAGTTCAGCAGGTTCTACTGACTATCCTGCAGGTGCAACCACAGTTGGTTCAAAAGCAAACGCAACATACTACTATAGATTAGAAAGTGGTGCTGACTACGCAGTTGGATCAGGAGAGTACACAGTTGCTCAAGGAGATGTAACTACAGCATACGGATTATTAGAAGATCCTGAGTCACAGACAATCGACTTCATTCTAACAGGACCATCTGGTTCAGATGATGCAGCAGCACTTGCTAAGATCACATCTCTAGTAAGTATTGTTGAAGAAAGAAGAGACTGCATGTTATTTGTATCACCAAGAAGAGGAAACTTAATCGGTGTATCAAGTGCAGCAACACAGACAGACAACCTAATCGCATTCTTCGATCAGTTACCTTCAAGTAACTACATGGTATTCGATTCTGGATACAAGTACATCTATGATAAGTACAACGATGTATACAGATACGTTCCATGTAACGGTGACATCGCAGGTTTATGCTTACAGACAACTGAGGTTTCAGAACCATGGTTCTCACCTGCAGGTTTCCAACGTGGTGTTATTAGAAATGCTATCAAACTAGCATTCACACCTAATAAGACACAGCGTGACAGACTATACTCTGCAAGAGTAAACCCAGTAGTATCATTCCCTGGTCAAGGTATCGTATTATTCGGTGATAAGACTGCTCAAGGATTTGCATCCGCATTCGATAGAATCAATGTTAGACGCTTGTTCTTAACAATCGAGAGAGTTATCTCTGGAGCTGCTAAGGCACAACTATTCGAGCAGAATGATGAGACACAAAGAGGATTCTTCCTTAACATTGTCGAACCATATCTCCGTGACGTACAAGGACGTAGAGGAGTTACAGACTTCTTAGTCAAGTGTGACGAAAGCAATAACCCACCTGAGTCAGTAGACAGAGGAGAGTTTAATGCAGAGATCTTTGTTAAACCAACAAGGACTATTAACTACATTACACTAACCTTCGTTGCTACCAGAACTGGTGTCGCATTCACGGAAGTTGCTAACTAAAAAGTAAATAAAAAGCTCTGAAAATACGCTTTGTTCTAAATAATAGGACAAGGCGTATTTTATTGAGATTTTAACATGTCAAGTATTTCAGAATTTAAATCAAAAGTCGCTACAGATTTCGCAAGACCTAATCTGTTTGAGTGTACTTTGAACTTTCCAGAAGTTAGTGTTGCCAACGGAACTACTCTAACTGACCTAGGTAAGTTTACAGTGAAGGCAGCAAACCTTCCTGCAACACAGTTAGGTACTGTAGAGGTTCCTTACAGAGGAAGAGTTTTAAAGATTGCAGGAGACCGCACCTTTGAACCATGGACAATCACTGTGATGAATGACAAGAACTTCAAGATCAGAGATGGTTTTGAGAAGTGGACTGAATCTATCCAAGCATACAGTCAGAACGTCACTACATCTGGTATTAACATCAACAACTATTTTGCTGACATGTTTGTTACACAGTTAGATAGAAACAGTAGTAGTAAAGGTGGAGCAAGTGCAGGTGGTACAAGTCAAAGTGCAACAGGAATCCCACACGCACCACTAAGACAATACAGATTTGTCGATGTATTTCCAACAAATATCTCCGCTATTGATCTAGACTTCGGAAGCAATGACGCAATCGAAGAGTTCACTGTAGAGATGCAAGTACAGTACTGGGAAGTTTCTCTCAGAGGACCTGGAAAATAAGTTTTCAGAAAGTACCTAAATAAGGTAGGACCAATAAGACTATAGTATAAAATGTCTCAACTCTTCGGATTTTCACTCCAGAGAGCAAAGAAGGTTCCTAAGGGACCTTCTTTTGTTCAGAAGGATAGTATGGATGGCTCGCAACCGATTGTCGGTGGCGGGTACTATGGGTACTCTGTTGATTTTGATGGGACTATTCGTAATGAATATGAACTAATCACACGTTATCGTGAGATGGTTCTCCAACCAGAATGTGACAGTGCAGTAGATGATGTCGTCAATGAGACGATATGTGGTAACTTTGATGACGTACCAGTCGAACTAGAGTTATCAAATCTCAAAGTATCAGATAAAATTAAAAAGTTAATGCGGGAGGAGTTTGATGAAATACTCCGTCTTCTCGACTTTGACAACAGATCTTATGAGATCTTCCGTCGTTGGTATGTTGACGGTAGATTATTCTATCATAAGGTAATAGATCCCGCCAATCCTGGCGAAGGTTTAAGCGAACTAAGATATATCGATCCACGCAAGATCCGTAAAGTTACCGAGTACGAAGAGAAAAAACCTCAACAGTTACAAGGTAAAGTAGATCTTAATCAACAACTTACAACATCATCAGCGTCATACTATCTCTATAATCCAAAAGGATTAAAGAATACGGGGCTTCAAGGAATCAAGATTGCACCTGATTCTGTTACTTATTGTCACTCTGGTATACAGGATCTCAATAAGAACATGGTGTTATCACACCTACATAAAGCGATCAAGGCAGTTAATCAGCTCCGTATGATCGAAGACTCTCTGGTCATTTACCGACTGAGTAGAGCACCAGAACGTCGTATATTTTATATCGACGTTGGAAACTTACCTAAGAACAAAGCGGAGCAATACCTTCGTGAAGTTATGGGTAGGTATAGAAACAAGTTAGTCTATGATGCCAACACTGGAGAAATCAAAGATGACAAAAAATTCATGTCCATGCTCGAAGACTTCTGGTTACCCAGACGAGAAGGAGGACGAGGTACTGAGATCACTACGCTCCCAGGTGGACAAAATCTTGGAGAACTTGAGGACGTCAAATACTTCCAGAAGAAGTTATACAAGGCACTCAACGTTCCAAGCTCAAGGTTAGAAACAGAAACTACCTTTAACATTGGTCGTGCTGCTGAGATTACTAGGGACGAAGTAAAGTTCCAGAAGTTCATCGCACGTCTCCGCAAGAGATTCTCGGAACTATTCCATGATCTCTTAAAAACACAACTCATTCTAAAAGGTGTTATCACCATTGAAGAATGGGAGGATATGAAAGAACATATCCAATACGATTACATTGCTGATAACTACTTTACAGAACTTAAAGAGATTGAGATCCGTAACGAAAGAATGAATCAGGTTAATGTAATGGATCCTTATGTTGGTAAATACTTCTCAGTTGAGTATATACGAACACAAGTTCTAAAACAGACTGCACAGGAGATTAAGGAAATTGACGAACAGATTGAAACTGAGATGGAATCTGGTGTTATACCTGATCCTGCAGCAGCAATGGATCCTTCTATGGATCCTAATGCTGCCCCTCCAGAGGCAGAAGGAGGAGCACCCGAAGGGGATGTTCCGCAGGTTGATCCGAGCGACGCACGCAGAGGAGAGATCTAAATGCTAAATAGTATACAGTAGGAGTTATTATGCCAAGCGAAATTGCACAAAAAATCGTTGATCAAATATTTGGCGACGACAAAGCAAAAGCAGTTGATTCGGTACAAGATGCCATATCAGCAAAAGCTTACGATGCGATCCAAGCAAGAAAACTTGAGTTCGCCAAAACTATGGGATTTGAGTTGGACGATACCGCCCAAGCATCTGCTGATGAAATAGCAGATAAAGCATTTGACGGTACTGAGAAACCTGCAGAACCAACACAAGGTAATGTAGAAACACCAGAAGAAGAACCAGTTGACACATCACCTGCTTCAATCGATCCACCATCTGCTGTACAAGAACCAATAGAGGAACCTAAAGATGAGACTGATAGCTGAAGAAATTACAACTGTTGACTTTCTCGCTGAAGAGAAAGATGGCAAGAAGAGTTACTTCATTGAAGGTGTATTCTTGCAAGCGGAACTAAAAAACCGTAACAACAGAATGTATCCTTTTAAGACTTTGCAAAACGAAGTCGCTAAATACAGCGAGAACTACATTCAAAAAGGCAGAGCTCTTGGAGAATTAGGTCACCCTGACGGACCATCTATTAACTTAGATCGTGTCTCTCACAAAATACTTTCTTTGAAAGAGGAAGGTAATAACTTTATTGGTAGAGCAAAATTACTTGATACACCATCAGGTAAAATCGCCAAGTCACTGCTAGACGAGGGCGTAAAATTAGGAGTATCATCCCGTGGCATGGGTTCAATCCGTAAGGAAGAGAACTGTAATGTAGTTATGGATGACTTCATGCTCGCTACTGCTGCTGATATTGTGGCAGATCCTTCAGCACCTGACGCATTTGTGGATGGTATCATGGAAGGAAAGGAGTGGATTTGGGATAATGGCATACTTAAAGAGTCTGCTGTTGCACAAATCAAAGACGAAATAGATCAAGCAACCCTCATCAACTTACAAGAACGCAAAGTTTCCGCGTTCGAGAAGTTTTTGAAGAGTTTATGATTTATAAATAAATACAGACAACGCTTAAAGCAAAACGGAGTTCAAACAATGGCTGAGACCCTCGAAAAAAATCTTGATGATATGGAAAAAGTGACCGAAGGCACTACCCAATCTAAAACTGCGGTTAACAAAGACGCTAAACCTGGCGAACCAATCGATACATCGAAAGGTGGAGCAGCAAAAGTGATCGATGTTAATACTGATTCAGAAGAAGGTGCAAAAGGTACTAAGAACGCAGGTGCGTCTGCTGCAGGAGCAGTAAAGCATGAAGGTTCTAAATCCTTATCCACCAAACCTAGTGCAGCATCCGCTAAAATGGAGGACGCAGAAAATGAAGAAGAAGCAATCACTGAAACCAAGTACGACTTTACTCAAGATGTTGACGCTCTTATCTCTGGTGAAGAACTATCAGAAGAGTTCAGAGCAAAAGCAATAACAATCTTCGAGGCAGTGGTCACAGAAAAAGTGAACAACGAAGTAAAAGCGTTGCAAGAAGCATTTGAATCAACTCTACAGGAAGAAGTAGAGAAGGTCAAAACAGAATTAGCCGAGAAGGTTGATGACTACTTATCTTATGCTGCAGACACTTGGATGAAAGAGAATAGTCTCCAAGTCGAGCACGGTATTAAGACTGAGATGAGTGAATCATTCTTCAATGGTCTAAAAACCCTTTTCTTAGAGCACAACTTTAGTGTTCCTGAGGAAAAATTCAATCTACTTGACGGTATGGTTGGAGAGCTTGATGAAATGGAAAAGAAACTCAACGAAACAGTCGAATCCAATGTATCTTTGAACAAGAGAATTGGGGAGTTTGTCAAAATGGAAATCGTGAACGAATGCGCTACTGGTCTAGCAGAAACCCAAAAGGAGAAGTTAGCATCATTAGCAGAGGGTGTTGAGTTTGAAAATGAAGAAGACTTCCGTAAGAAAGTCCAAACGATTAAGGAATCATACTTCACTAGGAAGGCTGAACTCGCTGAAGAAGCGAAGGAACCCACCGAAGAAGGATCTGCACCCCTTGTCGAATCTACAACAAGTGGCACAATGTCGAAATATGTTGATGCAATCGCTCGTTGGTCCAAATAATTAAACAAAATTACTACTTCCAAAAGGAGATAACGAACAAATGACTGTTCAAAAACTACAAGAGAAGTGGGCACCCGTTCTGAATCACGATGCTCTCCCTGAGATCGGTGATACTTATAAGAAAGGCGTAGTCGCACAACTTTTAGAAAACCAAGAAAAAGCACAGATCGAAGAAGGTCAAATCCTTTCTGAGACTCTACAAACAACAGGATATACTGGCGGTTCAACCGCAACAGGTCCAGTTGCAGGTTTCGACCCTGTTCTAATCTCATTGATTAGAAGATCAATGCCTATGCTTATTGCATATGACGTTGCAGGTGTTCAACCAATGACAGGTCCTACAGGACTTATATTTGCGATGAGAACTAACTACGGTTCTGAGAGAGATCCAAACGCATCAGGTTACGATGAAGCATTCTTCAACGAACCAAACGCAGGTTTCTCTGGAGGTCCAGGTGCATACGATCCTGGCGCATCCGACGCAACAAACGACGCAGAAGGTAACAACCCTGCTGTTCTTAACGATGCCTCTGCAGGTACTTACGAACAGACAGCAGATGCTACTGGTATGACAACAGCAACTGTTGAAGGTCTAGACGATAGTTCTTCTAACACTGCTTTCAGAGAAATGGGTTTCTCAATCGAGAAAGTCACTGTTACTGCTAGAGCAAGAGCACTAAAGGCAGAGTACAGCATCGAACTAGCTCAAGACTTGAAAGCGATTCATGGTCTTGATGCCGAGCAAGAGTTGTCAAACATTCTGTCAACAGAGATCCTTGCCGAGATTAACAGAGAAGTTGTTAGAACCATTTACACAAACGCTGTAAAAGGTGCACAGAACAACACTTCTACTGCAGGTATCTTCGACTTAGACGTTGACTCAAATGGTAGATGGTCAGTTGAGAAATTCAAGGGACTATTATTCCAGATTGAAAGAGACGCTAACGCTATCGGACAGGAAACTCGTCGCGGGAAGGGCAACATCATGATCTGCTCTGCAGACGTTGCATCTGCTCTAGGTATGGCAGGAGTTCTAGACTACGCTCCAGGTTTACAGGGTAACAACCCTCTAACAGGTGTAGACGATACTTCTTCAACTCTAGTTGGAACACTTAACGGACGCATCAAGGTTTATGTTGACCCATATTCAGCAAACGTAGCAGACAAGCACTACTATGTTGCAGGATACAAAGGTACTTCACCTTATGACGCAGGATTATTCTACTGTCCTTACGTTCCATTACAGCAAGTTAGAGCTATCAACCCTGACACCTTCCAACCAAAAATTGGTTTCAAGACTCGTTACGGTATGGTATCTAACCCATTCTCACAGGGACTTACTCAAGGTTCTGGTGCACTTACTGCTAACAGCAATAAGTACTACAGAAGAGTACAGGTTGCAAACCTAATGTAATAGGCAATATTGCTTATCTTTTAAAGAGGGTGTTGACACCCTCTTTTTTTATGCTATAATATATTTGTTGGACGCAACATGGGAGTGACTGAATAAACTTACTGGCAACCGCTAGTTAAGGTGATGAGACACAGGTGGT